CCGCGTATATTGCGTATTAGGCTAGGCTAGGCGCCAAATGCGGCAGCCGCCAGCTTCGGGCTTGGTGCGAAACTTCCAGCCGTAATCGCCCGCGTACTTGCTGGCGCTAATCTGGGCGCTCTTACGGCTCATAATTGCGTCTGGGACGTAAATAGAGTCGCCAACCTGCATATCCTTCAAGGGGAGCACTAGGCGCGTTCCACGGTCAATTCTAAGCTTCCTTTTGCGGATTTTGGGCATCGGATACGGAACGTCTTTCTCAATGGAAATCATGATGGCGTCATAGCACGGTTTTAATGCGTGCCTAGATCCCCTGGACCTGTTTTTTTCGGACCTTCTTTCGGCACAGGCTTTAAGTACGCCGCACAATCGCGGCATACCCAAGTGGCAATCCCTTGATACAGGCGCCAGCAGCCTTCCTTGATGAGGCGGCTACAGGTGTAGCAACGCATTAGTTGCACAGGCTCTCAATCTCACGCGCCATGGCTTTGACATTCAGGTATCCCCAGCAGGAGCTTTCAGCCACGGGCACCACCACGTTCATGCAGGCGCCAAGAGTCTGAGGATCGTCGGCAAGATCCTGACACTTTTCATGGGCAGCCTTCACGGCCAAGTTCTTACAAAACTCTAAGCTCAAGTTCCGCTTGGCCTCGAGCTTAACGCAGGCAGGATCGGTAGGCCTGAGCCAGGTGGCCAGTCCAATGATGACAAGGCAGCCAAAGAGGCAGCCAGCAACGATACGTTGACGTGAAGTAGGCATAAGTACACCCCCACTTCAACGCTACATGGAAAGAGAAAAACAATCCTACTCGCTGTCATCCTCTTCTGGCGTGAACCAGTCCAGGACGGCAATAACCCCGACGCATCCGATCAGGATTCCTAGCATGAGAAACGCCACGTTAGCGTCGTTCACTCTGCTCCTTATCGCGCCGCATTTTCTCCATGAGGGCCGGTAAGCCAGCGGAAATGCCTACTTTGAAAAGCGGCAATCCCTCTTCCTTCACAGCCTTCTTCAGCTCAGGAGTTAGCTCGAGGAATGGCACCTTCATACCGTTGGTGGTAGTTTCACCCACTTGGGCACCGTACTTTTTGCCTAACTTGCGCAGGAAGTCGGGCAGCATCTTGTCATAGAAGCCCTTCATGCCTTCTCCGCCGACCTTGAGATCCAAACCTTCCAAAGCCATTAAATCTCGACCATATGGATCCTCTTGTTTTATGCTTCTGCCCTCTTTAGAGATAATCTTATCGGTCATCTCTTTCCCAACGATACCCTCTAGATCGGTTGGACCAAGATCCTCGCCGTAATAAATTTGATTACCATTTTTATCGTAAACGGTGACTTCATATAGCGATTCGCCTTTAATGTTTGCTCCATACGGCTCATATTCAATTCGGCTAATCTGTTTACTCAAGTCATACCGCTCTGCCTGCTTCGCACCAGGAGTCCAGCTCAGGCGATTCGCGCCACTCTCGACAGCCTGAGTGACCATTCGCTTTGCGGTCATCTCCATCCATGATTTTTTGAATGGGGCGTCGGGGACACCGCTACGTTTGACACTGCTGCTGCCTTTGGGCATTTCATCTACCTGGTAACCACGCTCTCTACCCATCTGGTGCCAGTCGCTCTGGATCTCTTCGACATGGAACAGCGCGTTACCGGCCTCATCCACTCGCTCATTCACGCGGGCATGGGCTAAGACGTTGGGTTCATCCCAGTGTGACGATTGAAAATTATTTGGGCGTGGTTGTTTTGTCTCGATGATATATGCCTTAGCGGCTTCCTCGGTCGGGTAGATCGTTTTAGGTAATTTGTAGACTTGGCGTCCATAAAGAGGGTCTGGAGCCTCGAACGTCCAAAATTTATTTGGATCTACCGCAGAGTCGGTTATTCGTGTGACATTTTCATTAGTCAGCGTGACCGTGTTCCTCGGGGGTAACGTTACCAGCACTTCTCGGTAGTTCTCGCCGCCTGGTTCGACGTACTGCTGAAACTTAGTGGGCTGAAACTGCTTGTTTCTGGCTTTTGACAGTACGTCCTGAACAATGATTTGTTCCCAGTTTTCCTTGTTCATCACGTCAGGGAACTTCTTTGACAGTGCACGGTACGCATCGCCGTCATTTGCAAGAGATATTTCAATTCCTGCAGCGCCCTGCTCGCTTTCAACGATCCTGCGCACTTCAGGAAGTTGATAATACGGGCTAGTTGAATCAATTCCGACCTTTGCGCCGCCTTTGATGACTTCCTCCAACTGAGGCCGCTGGCTACGGATCTGCTGGAGCACTTCGTCCTTGGATACTTTGTCTTTGCCATTAAGAAGCTGCTCAAGGCCACTTGCTGCCACTTCCTCTTCTTTGGCGCCCTTGGCAATACTCATGACCTGCTCTGGTGTGGCACTCTTGCCCATCTTCTCTAGAATGACCTGCTCGAGCTTAGAATAGAATCCAAGTTCATCCTTAGCAGCCAACACTTTCGATAGAGCCTGAGCCTTCTCTGCCTTAGCAACCGTACCGGCAAGACCAATTAATGGAAGAGCCTTTAAGGCAGCGGTGCCCATAAGGTTCATCGGATCAATCGCAATATCTAGTCCCAGGCCAGCAGCAGCGGCAGCCTTCCCTTGAAGCCCAGCTTTCTCTGCAATGTCACCACCCGTAGGCGATAGACTAGGGTTACGTCCAAACTGGTTAGCAAACGCCTTCATGGCTTCGCCTAGATCAAGATTGCCCTGAAGGCTAGAGATGGCGGCCCTGGCAGGCGCAGCAGTGACACTCTCAATAGGCCTTCCGACTACGCCCATGACCTCAAGAGGGTTGAGAACTTGCTTACCCTCGGCTTGGCGCTTCTGAATCTCTTCGCCTGAAGGCAGACCTAAAAATTCTGTCGCTTCCTTCAGACCTTCAGGACTTGCTGCGTAGGATAGTTTTTTTTTGACCTCTTCAAACACGCTCATGGCTTTAACTTATCACGTAAATCGGTCGCCTGTCTTTGGGTTCAGATTCCAGAGAAGTCACACCACTCCCTAACTGGCAGCCAACGAGGCTTTCCAGCTAGAGAGTGATGGCTTTCAAAAAGAACGGTCACTTGTCTTTTGGGACTAGTTCCGTCGAAGCCACAGGGAGCGCGATCAATACGCTTCCCATCCGAGTGTTGCTTTAGGCGGATTGTCCCCACCCCTGCGCCTGGCCTCACTCGTATGATCCTAAGCCGTTGCCCAAGCACCCCAATCCCTTCACGGGACCGCTGGCCTTTTCAGCCGCCGACTCTCAGGATCATCCCCCTGCCAGTGCCGCTCTGCGCGTCAGTAACGGCGATAACCAGTAGATGCTTCGTTTGCATTACCCATCTACTTTTTTGTGTTGCGGATCTATTAGAAACAGTAGAAAACTGTCTCCATCAGATCCGACACAGACTGACCCTACCTCGACTCTCCTACCGGACGCAAGTCCACGAGTCGGGGTAGGATACAAAAAAAAGAACCGGCCTTTTCTTAAATCCATAAACCAAGTCTAATCAGGGAATGATCTCTAGGCTTATCGCCGCAATTGTTTTCCTAATGCCTAATACTGGACTAGCCGACGCGGTTTTGTTTCGATATGGCCTGGGATTCGGTGCGCCTGCTCAGGTAGGACGCGGCGAGATCAAGTGGTTTTCTATTGGGCTCGAGAAGGAACACGACAGGCCAGAGATCGTAAGCCTGGCAGAGCTTGGCGTCATTGCAGACATGAAGGAAAGCCTAAACCGCAGATCTTCGGTATTCGCCTCTTATGGCGTAGGAACTAAGATGCAGCTAGGTCCAGTGCAAACTAGGTACGTCTGGGGAGTGGGTTATCTCAGCCATCCCGATGGCCTCCTCTCGAGCCACTTCCAGTTTACTCATGACCTTACTTTTGGACTCTATGACCGCAAGTCAGGCCTAAGCCTGGGCTACAAGCATATCTCGAACGCAGGCATTACCCTTCCCAATCGTGGTAGGGACTTCTTCACTTTACGCAGTGAGCTATACTTTTAGCGTTGCTATTTCGCGTGATTCAGTCGAATCATAAATCATGATCTACAATCAGCGTTCGGATGATGTTCTCAAAACCGAACTAGAATACCTGAGAGAATACATCGGCAGAGTCTTTGGGCGTGAACTTGAGAAGGAAGCCTTCCAATCCCAGCTCGAGGACATGATCTCACAGAAGATCCAGGACTATGTCTTTCAGCGTTACCGCGACTGGACTGCACCAGAGCTTGCCAGGCTCAAGGCACAATGGGATAAGCCTGAGCAGATTGCTCAACCAGTGACACCTGAGGTCACTCGTCGACGCGGTAGGCCAGCTAAGGTTGACCAACCTAGTCAGGGTTAAGTATGCCAAGACTCGGTGGACGCGCTAAGGGTACGCCCAATAAAAACGCTTTGCCTCTTAAAGAGATGGCGGAAAAACTCAACTGTAACCCGTTTGAGATCCTGCTTCGGTTCGCAATGGGCGACTGGAATGGGCTAGGTTACAAGGCCGAAGCGACCTACGCGCCTACGCAGAAGGGCGAGGTAATCGAGAAGCCCACCATCCCGCCAGAATTGCGCGTTAAAGCCGCATCTGAGGCCGCGCAGTACCTTTACCCGAAGCGTAAGGCAATCGAGCATTCTGGGGAGATTACGAGCGTCCAAGTGGAAAAGCTCAAGCCTGAAGAGATCAACAGCATCCTAAGAGGAGATCCGTTCCTTGGAAACTCAACAGACACCAGCGGACCAAGCATTGAGCGACTTGCAGCAACGATTGCAGGAACTTCAGGCGGTAGCACTGAGGCTTGAAGCAGAGCGCGACGCCCATATGGAAGTGATCCGCCAGCTTTTCCAGTCCCTTATTTCGCATGACTGAATCCCATCCAGAGATTGAGCGCATTGCCAGCGGCATTGACGCCCTACATAAGCTCTGGACGCCGCATCCAGCACAGGTAGAGATCGGTAGACCGCTGATTCGTGGCGAGACTCGGGAGGTATTTGCTCAGTGTGGCCGTAACTTCGGCAAAACTGAATTGGTCAGCTATCTCCTGTGGCGCTTTGCTTGGACCTACGCTGGCTCGGAGAATTACTACTTCGCGCCGTACATGAAGCAGGCCAGAGAAATCCTGTGGGCCTCGAGGCGCGTGCAGACCTTTGGGCCTGAGGGCTGGGTTAAGGAAATCAATAACACCGAGATGCGCGTGACCTTCCAGAATGGAAGCTTTATTAAACTCGACGGCTCGGACAACGTGGACGCTTACCGTGGAGTTAAGCCTAAGGGCCTGTCCGTATTCGACGAGTTCAAGGATTTCCGCGAAGAGTTCTATGACGCATACGATCCTAACCGCGCTGCGTTCAATAGCCCGCTGATGATTATCGGCACGCCGCCAGAGCTAGAAGGTCAGTACACCAAGCTAGCAGCCGACTATAGCCGCGATCCCAGCAAGCGGTTCTTCACCATGCCGACCTCGGCTAACCCGCACATCAGCCCTAAATGGCTCGAGCGTAAGAAGTCCGAGCTGTACGCACTAGGAGAGGGAGATAAGTGGGAGCGCGAATACATGGCACGCTTCGTACCAGGCGGCGCCAATGCCATCTTCCCGATGCTGACTAAGGACCTGGTTAAGCCGCACGATGAGCTTATGGGGCAAATCTGGCGCGATAGGAAGAAGCTCGAGTGGATCTTGTGGGCCGATCCTGCTGGCGCGTCCTGCTTCGCTGTACTGTTCTGCGCAGTCAATCCGTACACCAAGCAGGTGTACTGCCTAGACGAAATATACGAATTAACGCAGAGCGAGATGACTGTGGGTAGAATCTGGCCGCGCATCCGCTCTAAGCGTGATGACCTATGGGATGGCGAATGGCGACAAGGCTATGACGAGGCCTCAACCTGGTTTGCCAATGAAGTGCTAGATGCCTTCAACGAGGGCCTAGAGCCTACACAGAAGATGAAGTCCGATAAGCTCACAGGGCTCTCGCTGCTCAAGGACTCCATGCTCCAGGGCAAGCTCATCATGAGCGACAGGTGCAACAAGCTGTATTGGGAGCTTGAGCGTTACCGCAAGGATGCCAGTGGGAAAATCCCAAAGAAGGACGACCATTTGATAGACTGCCTTCGGTATATCTTTGACAGCCTGCCGTACGCCGTCAAAGCAGAGCAAGAACCGACGCGTGAACGGGAGCAGATGAAGCGTGGATTCAGAATGGAAGATGACTTTCCCGACTTGTTTTCTTTGGAATATGACCTAGAGTGACGACATGACAATCCATCTAGCCATTGCGATTGCGGTTCTGTTCTGTCTGCTGAGTCTTATGGCCTTTGCCATGGGCCTTATTGCTTGGATTGAAGTCAAGGCGCTCCAGAAGTCAACGCACTCCATCCAGTACGTTCCAGCTACCAGCGACTTTGAGAAGGTCACGCAAGACCTTGAGGCGAAACTTAACAAGGATATGTTCGAGGCCGTATGACGATTCAACCAGGCTACTTCTTTGATAACCTCTCCGATGGCGTAGACACCAGTTACCAGCATCCGAAGCTGCCGCTCTATTCGATTGACCTAGAAGATCCGCGCAACGAGAAGGACATTCTGAGCTGGCTGCAAGCAGAGCTGGGCTATCTCGAGCAGGAGAATGAGCCCCGTATCCGCGTCATGCGCCGTAATCTAGCTCTCTATAAGGGCGTACAGTATCAGGAGCTCGAGAGCCGTATTGACGCCCGTGATCGTGGCAATGACCGCGCACAGGTGGTCCGTAAGATCGTCTGCAACCATCTCTATGACCTGGCCAAGAATCGCGCATCACGCTTGATTAAGTTCAAGCCTGCCGTGGCTATCCTGCCGACTAACGATGAGTTGTCTGACAAGGTGGCGGCCAAGGTCACTAAGCAGCTACTTGACCACATTTGGTACAGCCAGGACTTTGAAGGCAAGATCCAGAACCAGCTTGTCACTAACGCTCTGGTGATGGGCGAGAGTTACCTGTTTGTTGACTGGTGCGAAGAGAAGGGCGACCTTAGCCCGGCTTACGTTGAGGCATCCAAGAAGTATAAGAATGGCAAGGTGCCGCTCTTGGATGAGAACGGCCAAGTAAGTAAGGACTCGCATGGCAACGAAATTTACGTTGACCGTCCGGTGCGCGTTGGTGATGTGGATTACAAGGTCCAGCTTGCGTCAGAAGTCCTGCTTCAGAAGAAGCAGAAGTTCAAAGACGTAGACTACTGCTACCAGCGCGAAGTGGTCCATGTTCAGGAGCTTCGCCTGCGTTATCCTGAAAAGGCCTCCAAGATTAAGGATCTGGATGGCGCTCAGGTTTATGACTACGAAAAGATGGAGCTGCGCCCTGCCCGTAATGAGCAGGTGGTCTATACCTTCTGGCATCGCCGTAGCCCAGTCATGGATAAGGGCCGCAAGATCGTCTTTATCAAGGACGCAATCCTCGAGAACACTGAGATGCCGTTCTCGCATGATCAGCTTCCGTTGCTGCGTTTCACTGATATTGACTACCCTGGCGAGCTTTACGGAGTCTCGTTCTTTGAGAACATTAAGCCGCTGACTGGTACGTATAACAACATTACCAATATGCTGGTGCGCAATATCGTAATGGCTTCCCATCCCAAGTGGATGGTGCCTGCTGGATCTGTTGCGCTGGACCGCCTTGGGAACGATATGACCATTGTTCAGTACAAGGGGCCAACGCCTCCTGTGCTGGCTACGGCTCCTACCGTTCCTGCCGACGTGTTTGGCTTCCGAGAAAAGCTCAAGGAAGAGTTCCAGCAAATTTCAGGAGTGTTCGGCGTATCTAGGGGTGAGCCGCCTCCTGGAATTAAGGCTGGCGTTGCACTCCAGTTCCTCGCAGAGCAGGAGTCTGAACGCTATAACGAGCTTGTCTTGAAGTACAATGACCTTATCGTGGGCATCGCTCAGATGACGCTTGCCGTATGTGGCGACTATTACGATGAGTCAGACGAGCGCATGATCCGCGTCATCGGCAAGAATAACGAATGGATGACCAAATTCTTTGACGTGGCGTACCTCGAGAAGGACTATGACGTACGCGTACAGAATAGTTCTGCGCTTCCTCGGTCTGTCGCTGCCCGTACCCAGACGCTTCTTGACCTGAATGAACGCTTCCCCAATCAGTTTACGGGCGAGCAGGTGATTGACCTGTTGGATCTGGCGCAGAGCGAGAAGTTCGTGGACGCGGCCACGGTTGCAGTACGCGCTGCTCAGGCTGAGAATGAGGAGTTGCTGAAGGTCGGCCAAGACGCTGTACCTGAAGAGCTTCTGTCTCCAAGGGAATATGAGAACCATATCCTGCACTGGCGCGAGCATACCCGAGCCGTTCAGGAGTATAGCTTCAAGTTCCAGACGCCACCTGAGGCTCAAGACAGGCTCATTAACCATATTCGGGCTACCGAGATGCTGATGATTGACCAAGCGGCTAAGAATCCGCTGTTTGAGCAGGAAGTCAGCAAGCTTGCCATGTTTCCGATGTTCTTTAACGCGCAGCCGCCAGCACCGGCACCGATGCCCGCTGAGGCAGCACCTATTGCAGGTGATCTTGCGGCACCGGCTCCGTTTTCCGCTGTGCCAGGTCAGCCAGTGAATCCAGTATTGGGTAGTGAGCCTCAGGCTCTCGCTCAAGAACCAATGCTACCAGTGGAAGCACAGCTTGCCCCTGGGGGCGCAATCGAACCCACAGGAGGGGTATAGTCCATGTCCGAATCAACAGCACCGCAGACGGCGCTTAACGTCGAAACTGCGTCGGTCCAAGAACCTATTGAAGTAGTCGGTGGCAGTACCCCGGTTAGCTTTGATGAAATGGAAGCGGTAACTAACTGGAAGTCTCGGATCACCAAGAACGAGCCAGAGGTTAAGACCGCCAATCGCCGCAAGGAAGAAGGCGATGACTTGGATGAGGTTCTAAGCGCCGCGGCTGAAAAGACTGATAAGGCCGAGAAGCCAGAAAAGAAAGAGGCTAAGGCTGAGAGGTCTGACAAGGAAGAAAAGGCCGCTAAGAACACTCAGGCAGAGCCCCAGAAGGCGCTCAAGTTCAAGGTAGGCGATAAGGAAGTTGAGCTTGCTGCAAGCGCCGTGGTTCCCGTTAAGGTCAACGGCAAGGTGACTGACGTGCCGATTCAGGAAGTCATTAATCGCTACAGCCAGCAGAAGCATCTGGACGACATTTACCGCACCTATAAGACTGAAAAGGCTCAGTTCGACACTGAGCGTCAGAAGATTTCCGATGTGATTAGCAAGTCATACGAAATGCTTTCACAGAAGAAAGACCTTAGGGGATTCGTTGAGTACATGAGCGAAGCCCTAGGGGTGGACGGTCAGAAGCTCTATTCGGATGCTGTTGAACAAATTAGACAGGCTTTCGAGGAAGAGTCTACACTGACTCCAGAGGAACGCAGACTTAAGCAGCTCGAGTCAGAGAATCAGTTCTACCGGCAGAGGGTAGAGTCGGAGCGGACCGCTAAGACGGAAGCCGCAAAGACCAAGGCTCTCGAAACCCAAGTGGATCAGATTATCCAGACTCATGGCATGGATAAGGCTACGTTTGTGAAGGCTTACGATGAGCTGGTGCAGACCGGGATTGAAGCCGCAAAGGTGACTCCTGAGATGGTGGGAAAGTATTTCGCGAATACTAAGCTCATCTCGAAGATTGAGTCGCGTTTGTCGGACATTAACCCCGATGCTGCAACTGAGCAAAACATCGAAAAGCTTGCAACTCTTGCGATTCAAACCGGCGCATCTGAGCAGGAGATCGAAGAGGTAATCCAGCAGCTTTATGCCAACGAGGCAGAAAAGAAGCTGGCTAAGAAGATCAACAAAACACTGAAGGCAAAGGCATCAGACGGACCGAAGAGAGCTGGAAGCGATCCTCTGTTTTTTGATGACTTGGCTTTCTAATTCAAAGGAACTAACAAATGGCACAGTTTTCTCTCACTACTGCCAGCAACCTCTTCAAGATTAAGTATGGTAAGCTGGCTGAAAATACCTATAACTCCGCTAACGTCCTGCTTGGCCGCGTCAAGAAGGACTTCGATTTCGTCGGTAAGCGCATGGATATCGCTGTCCCGACTTCGTTCGCAGGCGGCGTGGGCTCCGGCTCGCTCCCGACTGCTAACTATGCAGCCATTCAGGATGCAGTGATCGAAGCCAAGAAGATGTATGCTGTCGGCCAGGTTGACCGTGAGTCGATCAAGGCCGCATCCAGCAATGAAGGCGCTTTCATTGAGCTTACCAAGTTCTCGACGCAGAAGGCCGTTGAGTCTTGGATGCGCAACATGAGCCGCGCTCTCTTCAATGACGGATCCGGCAAGCTCGGCCAGTTCTCTGGCTCTGCTTCTGGAACCGCCTCGGCTCCGGTCATCACCGTGACCGCTGCTTCGTGGAAGGAAGCTAACTGGGAAGAGAAGGATTATATCAACGTCAACTCCCTCAGCTCGGTCTGGGAAGTTGTCTCGGTTGATCCTTCTACCAAGGCTATCACTCTTGCCCGCATCTCTGGGTCGGATGACCTGACCGCTATCGGCGTAGGCACTCACTCGGTCTATATGCAGAACTCTAAGGACAACGATCCTCAGGGTCTCAAGGGAGTTCTCGATGCAACCGGCGGCACGCTATATGGTGTGTCTGTTGGTCGTCGCTGGCAGGCTGCTGCTCAGATTGCAGCAGGTGGCGCTGGTATCACTCCCGATGCTCTTAACCAGGGCATGATGGAGATTCAGCGTAAGTCTGGTAAGGTGCCTAACCTCATCATCACCAGCTTCACGCAGTATCGTAAGCTCCTGAACCTGCTCGAAGATCAGAAGCAGTACCTGCTCGATCCTCGCGCAACGGACCTTGTTGGTAAGGTCAGCTTTAAAGGCCTAGAGTTCATGTCCGCGGCGGGTCCAGTTGGAATTTATCCCGAGCGTTTCTGCGAAGATGACCGCGTGTACCTCCTGAACGATAACTTCATCACGATCAAGCATCGCCCGGACTTCGGTTTCTTCGACGACGACGGAACGGTGTTCCTGCGTGATGCAAGCTCTGACAGCTACAGCTTCCGTTACGGCGGCTACCTCCAGAGCTACATCGTGCCTTCGTTCCACGGTGTGATCTCGGGCCTCGCAGTTTAATCTGGTTGGGGGTGGGAGCAATCCCATCCCCACCTATAACTCCACGGAGGGTTATCCATGCTTCGCGAAATTAAGGGTACTCAGAGACTCCCGCGCCTTCTGGCTCTCAAGATTGACGGTGTTACGCCTGCAATCTCTATCGGCCAGTTTGACGCAACGCTTGTGAAAAACGCTACCGGCGATTATACCATTACGCCGCGTCAGCCGTTCAAGCGTGCTCCCATTGTGGTTGCTACCGCACAGACCGCTTCGTCGGTGTGTGAAGTTGCCGCTGCAACCGCATCTTCGGTGCAAATCTTGGTCAAGAATCCGTCCACGCTCGCAGCCAAAGACGCTGTGATCCATGTTCAGATCCTTGGCTATGACGCAGCCGACGAAACCTAAGGAGATGGACCGGGCATAGCTCAGTGGTAGAGTGGCGCTAGGACGACGGTCTATGCGCATGACGCGGGTTCGATTCCCGCTGCCCGGTCCCTATATATATGGCAGCAGTTCAAAAGATTACGCTCTATTCTAACGCTCTCTCTGGTGACACCAGCAGCGAGGCAATCAGCCTCGAGGGCCTACAGACTGACTTCGTTGGCATCCTGAGCCTCACGGCTCTGTCGGCCACCAATGTCATTGTGAAGATCCAGCGCAGTGCCGATAAGGTCATCTGGGGCGACTGGATTACCTTTGCTACCCTTACCGCTACTGGCTCTGAGATCAAGGACGCTACGGCGCCTGGCCTGAGCTATGTTAGGGTTAGTTTTGATTTCACTGGTGGCGCCCAGACTGGCACAGCAGCCGTTTATTTGTGCTACGATAAAAAGAGCAAATGAGCCGGGTTGACCTATATCCAGCCGCCACAGCCGCACCGGATGAAGCTCTGCTTCAGACCGGAACGGCCATTGGTAGTAAGGTCGCAGCCGACGTTAACATCCTTAATGCAATCGAAGGCTCTGTTCAGTTTCAGGGGCTTCGGACGCAGGGGAAAATCACTCACCTAAGCCTGACCGCTGGTTCTTGGACGGCGTTGCCTGCCTCGGCTCTGTCTGACAGAAATAGTATCTGCATTCAGAACATTTCCGGCTCTAGCCTAGTGGTAATTATTAACTACTCGGTTCTCGCACCAAGCACTGAGGGATTTAGAATCCCTGACGGCGGATTCAAGTCTATGGCCATTACCGATGGCATCCAGGTATACGGGAGGATGCTCTCTGGCTCTGGCACAGTGGTAGTAGAGGAGCTGGCGTGACATTCTTCAGTAATGCCTATCTGCCACCAGCCGATAAGGCTAACTCAGTTCTGACGGGCATCCCGGTAGATCCATCGGTTGTAATCGGAGATTGCGTCAAGATCATCGGTGGCACAGCGTATCCAGCAAAGGCCGATGCGCTGGAAAACTCAAACGTGCTTGGAATTGTAGAGCAGATTGATGGACTAACCGCTCAAATCCGGGTGGCTGGCATTACCCTTCCGATCTATTCTGGCCTTGAGGAAGAAAAGGAATACTTCCTAAGCGACCAAGTTGCTGGTGGACTTCAGGACGTTCCGCCCACTAGTCCTGGCTCTGTTCTGCTGCGCATGGGCCAGCCATATGATTCAGAACGCCTATTCATACTAAAGGGCGAGAGAACGGTGCGAGCATGAAGCTCCTTCAGCTTGGTCTGGCCGGTAATCTTCAAGAGGTTAATGTCAGCACTGGTGGCTCTGCTAACTTCATTGAAGAGCTTCGCCTCATTGGATCGGCTGACATTTCTACTGGATATATCTATACAAACTCTGCAGCTCTAGAGAACAGCATCAGGATCAGCATTGAAGGATCTACACTGATTGAAGGAGTAGACTACTCGCTTCAATACATGACTGACAGAACAAAGATTGTCTGGTTAAACGATTATGCGGCTGGCGGTGCGCAGGCCATCGCCGTTGGCGAGAAGTTCAATATTCAGTACGCAACGGCAGACTCACAACTGGAGTTTATGAAAGATTATGTCGTCCTGGACCCTACAGATGTTGATAATCAGTATTTTGATCTACCTGTTATCGCAAAGCCTAACAGTCTAGACGTGACATTTGAGAACACTCCGCTGATTCAGAATGTTGACTACACAGTCACAGACCTAAGTGATCGTTCAAGAATTTCGTTTCTAGGAGAATTTCTGCCAGGGGGCTTGTCTGCATTAGAAGCTGGCGAGACAATCCACGTTCAGTTCTGTATTTTACCGAACTAAGTCAAACCAAAACAGGGTGGGATTTCAATGGCCATTTCAGGCAAACGGATACTGTTGCAAAACAACCAGGCGCTCCGCGCCAAGGATCAGAATGGAGATGTTCAGGAACTTCTGAAGCTCGATTCTAGCGGAGAAATCGCTGGTAAAGTTAAAGAATATATTGATGCCCAAGATCAGATTGATCAGGGTGAAATTACTGAGCTTCAGCAGCAGATGGCTACCAAGGCATCGCAGGCTGATCTTGATGCAGAAGAACTTGCGCGCGAGCAAGGTGTTCAGAGCGCAAAGGACTATGCGGATCAGAAGATTTCTGACCTGGTTGGTTCTGCTCCTGAGCTTTTGAATACTCTCGAAGAACTTGCTGCTGCTATTGACGAAAATCCGAACTTTGCTTCGGCTATTGCACATCAGATTGGAGAAAAGGCTTCCCAGGCTGCCCTTGATATTGTCGAGGGCCGCGTTGACACTGCTGAGTCAGACATTGACTCACTTGAGCAGAGTGTTAGCCAAAAGGCATCTCAGGCTGATTTGGATGCTCTTGATGGACGGGTTTCGTCTGCTGAAGAGGCAATTCAGAATCTTGCGTC